CAAAAGCGGTTTTGTGATGAATACCTGATCGACCTGAACGCGACCCGGGCATATAAGGCCGCGTATCCCTCGGTGAAGAAGGACGAGACGGCAGCTCAGGCCGGGAGCAGGATGTTGAGGAATGTCAATGTCCAGGAGTACATCGCGGAGCGGCAGCGGGACCGGCAGGAGCGCACGGAGATCACCCAGGACATGGTTGTTCGGGAGCTGCGGGACATCGCCATGGCGGAGGCGTCCGACGATTCAGACAGCACGATGAAGTATTCCAGCAAGCTAAAGGCGTTGGAGCTCCTAGGAAAGCACCTGGGCATGTTCACGGATAAGGTAGCTATCGCCTCCATCGACGATGAGACGCGCCGGAAGGTTGGTGAGCTCCTCCATGGACGAACGAGCGGCGGCGGTTGATCTTCTGACCTCACGTCCTGTGGATTTCGCTCACGCTATGGGGTTTACCCTTCTGCGGGACGATCTCCATGGAGAATGGATACGGGATATCCTCGAGGACAATGGCCAGGACGTGACAAAGCAGGCGCACCGCGGGAGCTACAAGACGACGGCGGTTTCCGTGGCTATCGCCGAGCTGATGATTTTGGAGCCGAATCTAAAAATGGCCTTTCTCCGCAAGACGGACGACGACGTCAAGGAGGTCGTGGCCCAGATCCGGAAGCTCCTTGAAAACCCTGTGACGGGGGAGCTTGTCCGCATCATCTGGGGCGTCCAGCTCAAACTGACCAAAGCGGGCGCGGCGGAGTTGTCCACCAACCTGACCGACGATCCCCGGGGGGCGTCACAGCTTCTTGGTATGGGCGTGGGCGGCTCGCTCACCGGCAAGCACTTCGACCGTATATTTACGGACGATATAGTCAACCTCAAGGACCGATTCTCGCGAGCTGAGCGGGACCAGACGAAGCGCATCTATCAGGAGCTGCAGAACGTCAAAAACCGGGGCGGACGGATCATCAACACGGGGACGCCCTGGCATATCGACGATGCATTCGCCATCATGCCGCCGGCGGAGCGGTGGGACTGCTATCAAACGGGGCTGATTCCAAAGCCTGAGCTGGAAGAGATCCGCTCCAAGATGGAGCCGTCCCTTTTCGCCGCGAACTACGAGCTGCGGCATATCGCCAGTGATGATGTGCTGTTCTTCTCGCCGGCCACGGACGCGGATCCGGCGCTCGTGCGTAATGGAATTACCCACATTGACGCGGCATATGGCGGGGACGATTACACAGCCTTCACGGCCTGCCGGAAGATCGGGCAGACGTATTACATCCTCGGGAAGCTGTGGCACCGCCATGTGGACGACTGCAAGGCCGATATCAAGCGCATCCGTGCCGAGATCATGGCCGGGCGCGGCTACTGCGAGGATAACGGCGACAAGGGGTATCTGGCCCGGGATCTGCGCCGCGATGGGGAAAACTTCCTGACCTATCACGAGAAGATGAACAAGCACCTGAAGATCACGACGTACCTGAAGGGCGCGTGGTCGGACGTGGTTTTCGTGAAGGGAACGGATCAAGCGTATATCGATCAGATATGTGACTATACGGAAAACGCAGAGCACGACGACGCGCCGGACAGCGCGTCTTCCGCCGTGCGTCTGCTTTGGAAGGCGTGAGGGGATGAGCATTATCTCGAAAGTGAAGGGGTGGCTGGACATGATCTTGAACCGGAGGGCAAAAGAAGCTTTTGGTGTGGGTAGCGTAACGTCAGAGGAGATGCAAAGTTTTATCGACCGGTGCGTCAAGATCTACCGGGGGAAGCCAGATTGGCTTGACGATGAGGGCCACGTGAAGACGGTGAACTTCGCCGCGGCTGTGTGCTCCGAGATCGCCCGCCTGGCCACCATGAATATTCAGATCACCGTCACGGGCGGCCCCCGGGCCGAGTACCTTCAAAGGGAGATCGACGACGTGACGCCGCGCCTGCGCCAGGATCTGGAGAAGGCCTGCGCCGCGGGCATGATGGCGCTGAAGCCCTACGGGGAGGGTGTGGAGATGCTACTTCCGGATCGCTTCCGGATCGTGGAAACACGGGGCGGTGCCGTCACCGGGGTGGTGTTTCTGGATCGGCGGCATGAGGAGGCGTCGGATCGGTGGTTCACCCGGATGGAGCTGCACCAGATCCACGGGGACGGGCGCTACACCATCCGCAACCGGTATTTCGTGAGCGCGTCCGAACGGGAGGATGGCCGGCCTGTGGCGCTGGAGGCTACGCCCTGGGTGGACGAGGCCCTGGCGGACGACGTGGAGGTGGAGGGCGCGGACCGCTTCCTCTTCGGCCTGTTCCGTACGCCGAAGGCCAACAACCTGGACATGGACAGCCCGGCGGGCCTGCCGATGTTTTCCAACGCCATGGAGGAGCTGCGGGACCTGGACGTCGCCTACAGCCGGAACGCAAAGGAGATCCGGGACAGCAAGCGGATCGTGCTGCTGGACAGCGACCGGCTGAATCCCGTCGGCGGCCAGACATACAAAAACGCCATCAACAAGGCCGGCCTGGTCCGGGAAGCGGGCCTGCCGGACTTCGTGAAGGCCGTGGAAGGCAACGTCAGCATGGAGAAAGAAATCTATCACGAGATCAACCCCACCCTGAACACTGCCGTTCGGATGGAGGGCATCAACGCCCTCTTGTCTCAGATCGGGTTCAAGTGCGGATTCTCCAACGGCTATTTCGTTTTTAACGAGAAGAGCGGGATGATCACCGCCACCCAGGTGGAGAGCGACGACCGGCGCACCCTGCAGATGATCGCGGACGTGCGCAAGGCGCTGCAGGAATGCCTGGACGGGCTCATTTACGCCCTGGATCGTTTCGCCGACGCCTATGGCCTGACGGCCCGGGGCGCTTACGAGGTGGCCTATGCCTTTGAGGATCTGACGATCAACGAGGAAGAGGACAAGGCCCGCTGGTGGGGCTATGTGCTCCAGAACAAGGTGCCCTTCTGGTATTACCTCACCCGCTTCGAGGGCATGACCGAGGAGGACGCCCGGGCGCTGGAGACGGCGGCACGGCCGGCGGGGCAGCTGTTCCCGGCAGAGGAATAAGCGGTGCTGGACCCTGATTATCTGCTGGCCCTGTCCGAGGGGGCGGAGGAGATTGCCGCCACCCTGCACGAGGATATCCTGCGGCGGATCGTGGAGCGGATCATGATCCGGCTGCAGCGGGGCGACGATTACATCCTGACGCCTCTTGACAAGTGGCAGCTGGAGGTCCTGCAGGAGAGCGGGGCGCTGCGGGAGGACCTGGAGAAGGTGATCGCCCAGCGGACGCCCCACGGGCTGGAGGCGATCCGGGAGGCCTTCCGGGAGGCGGGGGTGGAGACCCTGCAGTATGACCACAGGATCTATGAGGCGGCGGGACTGAGCCCGGCGCCTCTTATGCATTCGCCCTATCTGATCCGTCTGCTGGAGCGGAGCTATGAGGCCACGGCGGGGACGTGGGAGAACTACACCCGCACCACCGCCGACGCGGCCCAGCAGCTCTTCATCCGGGAGTGCGACAAGGCCTACAACCTGGTGGCCACCGGGGCGATCTCCTACGCCCAGGCATGCACGGAGGCGGTGGAGACCATCGCCGAGGAGGGCGTGGTGGTGGAGTACCCCAGCGGATGGCGGGACACCATCGAGACGGCCACCCTGCGGGCCGTGCGCACCGGTGTCGGCCAGTCCTGCGCGGAGATCTCTCTGCGGCGGATGGAGGAGATGGGCTGGGATATCGCGCTGGTATCCGCCCACCTGGGCGCCCGCCCCGGGGACGGGGGCGAGAACGCGGGCAACCACGCCTGGTGGCAGGGGAAGTTTTACAGCCTGAGCGGGAAGGATCCCCGCTTTCCGCCGATCGCCGTCTGCGGGATCGGCACAGGCGAGGGCCTGGGCGGCTGGAACTGCCGGCACAGCGTCGGGCCCGGGGACGGGGAGAACAACCCCTTCGAGCACTACGACAGCGAGGAGAACCGGAAGGCCTACGACCTGAGCCAGCGCCAGCGGGCGATGGAGCGCCGGATCCGGAAGACAAAGCGGGAAGCGATCGCGCTGCACGAGGCGGTGAAGAACGCCGACGACGCCACGCGGCCGGAGCTGGAGCGGGCCTATCAGAAGAAGGCTGCCCTGCTGCAGAAGCAGAACCGGGCCTATAACGAGTTCTGCGAAAAGCATGAGCTGAAGCCCGTGCAGGAGCGGCTCAAGGTGGCCGGCTGGGACCGGAAGCAGGCCAGCGCCGCCACGGCTGCGGCGAGGAAGACTTCTTTGCCCACGTTGAAAAACGCGGCAGGGCGTAGTATAATGCCAGTAAAGCACACGAGACTGAATGCAGCGCCCAACAGCATCACAGAGTATACAACGGCCAAGGGCGGGAAGGATCGAAACTTCTATGACGCGGACGGTCGTCAGGTGCTGCAGATCAGTAACCACGACCACGGGCACAAAGCGGAATCCAAGCTGGGAGAGCATGGAGAGCATGCGCATGATTACTTCTGGAATCGAGAAGGAAAAGCCAGGCGAGGATCAGCCCGAGAACTTACCGATGAGGAGAGGAGGGATAACAGTGACTTCCTATAGCGCGGAACAGATCAAAGATGTCATTCTGTCATGTTTGACTTGTGTGGAGTTCACCTATCACGGAAAGGATTGCAACATCGACCCGTTCCCGCCTCGTTCCTTTCACCTCTATTGCGACGGAGAAGAATGCGACGTGGAAACAATTGAGGATGTGATGAATACACCGTTTTTTGACGGCAGGTGCCTCGCTGAGATTGCAGGGGGTATAACAGACTTCTCCTGGTAGATCATCAACCGGAACCGACAGTTTAATATTCGGGAGTTTGTGCAGTTTTTGCACAGGCTCCCTCTTTTTATGCCGCAGGCCGAAGCCACCCCACGATCCGGGGCGGAGGGTCGTACCCTCCATGCGGCTCCATTCTCGGGCGCGCCTGCCTCCGCGCGCCCCGTCAGACCGAGGGATCGAGGCGCCACCCGCCGGAGGTTATATCCGGCTCAATCCAACCGCTGACAGAGCGGTTAATAAATCATGTTTGGAGGATCAGAAGGTATGAAAAACATCGCGGAAATCTTGAAGGATCTGGGGATCGAGGTCCCGGAGGACAAGGCGGAGGAGCTGACCCGGCGGGTGGGGGAGAATTACCGCACCGTGGCCGACTACCAGAAGCAGACCGCCAAGACCACCAAGGCCGAGACCGAGCGGGACCAGTACAAGGGCCTGCTGGAGGAGGCCCAGACCACGCTCAAGAGCTTCGACGGGAAGGACGTCGCGGCACTGGAACAGCAGATCCAGGAGCTGCAGAAGAAGGCCGAGGACGCCCAGGCGGAGGCCGCCCTGAAGCTGGCGGAGCGGGACTATGAGGACGCCCTGAGCCGGAAGCTGAGCGGGCTGAAGTTCACCAGCGAGGCCGCCAAGGCCTCCATCACGGAGGAGCTGCGGAAAAAGGAGCTGAAGCTGGACAACGGCGAGCTGCTGGGCTTCGACGACGCGATCAAGGCCATCCGGGAGCGGGACGCGGCGGCGTTCCTGGATGAGGACAATCCCCCCGCGCGGTTCACGTCCGCCTTCGGACGGAGCCAGCCCCCGGCGGG